TGGCCTGTCAGTTCGCGAAGGTAAGGCGGACACACCTCCCGGCGCCGCTGGAGGAGGTACAGGCCGTGCAGATGAGCATCTTCGACCTGGAGGGCACGACATGAGCACCGGGTGGGTAGACGCACCGTGCCAGAACTGTGAGAAGCGGAAGGTCGGATGCCATGCAGCGTGCGAGGCATACAAGGCGTACAAGGTCGAGGCGGCAGCTTTCAACAAGGCACAGAACAGGAGGCGGGTGGTCGACGAGTACTTCGCCCACCAGGTCGTCCGGAGGGAGAACGAACGGCAGAAATGGAGGAGGAGTCATGGGAGCCGGTGAGGAGTTCCTGAACAGTTATCTCGAAATGAAGGAGCAGGCCATCGCCCTGCAGGAGGAAATCAAGGAGCTGCACGCCGCAGCAATGATGCCCGGGAAGGAGCTCGACGGAATGCCCCACGGGACGGAGAAGAGAGACCTCTCGGGCTACGTGGCCAGACTGGCCGAGCTGGAGGACGAATACACAGCCCAGTGGGTGAACGCAAAGCGGGTGCGGGGAGAAATCGTGAGGCTCATCACCATCCTCTTCCGGGGGAAGCAGCGGGAGCTCTTCGTCAACCGCTACATCGTCGACATGGACGCGAAGGAGAACGCCAAGCTGCTCCGTGTCTCGCTCGCGCACTACTACCGGCTCTGGAAGGCAGGCCTGCAGACAGTCGAGCGGCACTTCGCCGAGGAAGCACGGAAGAAGCGCTGGAAGCTTGACGAGAATGATCCGGATGTGTTATGATAGCCTTGCGAGAGAGCGTGAAGATGACGATCTCGCACATGTGTTCCCCGGTGGCGACGCGGTTTTGGCTTTTTCTGTTTTCGTCTTTGCCTATTACGCAGTCGCCCCGGGCTCCTTATCACAGCCTTCCCCAACTGCGTGTGCTCTTCGGAGCCGCGCGGTTTTTAATTTCCGGAAAGGAGGACGGCATGACACCAAAACAGCAGAGATTTTGCGAAGAATACCTGATAGACTGCAACGGCACGCAGGCCGCCATCCGTGCCGGATACAGCAAGCACACGGCGGATAGAATTGCAAGCGAGAACTTGGGCAAACCTGAGATCCAGGCATATCTCCAGACCCTCATGAGCGAGCGCCAGAAGGCCACCATCGCGTCCGCGGAGGAAGTCCTGGAGTATTTAACCTCCGTCGTCAGAGGCGAGACCAAGAGCGCCTATCTGGCCGTAGTGGGAACCGGCGACGGCATGAGCGAGGCGACAATCGTCGACAAGGCCCCGGCGGAGGCCGACCGGCTGAAGGCGGCGGAGCTGCTGGGCAAGCGCTACGCGATGTTCACCCAGAAGGTCGAGATGGACGTGACGCCGGTCGTGGTGGACGGCTATGAAGACATCGAGGACTAAGGAACCGGAGCGGGTGCACCTGCCCGAGCTCATCGGCAAGGGCTACGGTGCGTTCTGGAGGTATAAGGGCCGCTATCGGGTCGTCAAGGGCTCCAGGGCGAGCAAGAAGAGCAAGACCACCGCGCTCTGGATTATCGCCTCCATGATGCGCTATCCCGAGGCCAACACCCTCGTCGTGCGGAAGGTCTTCCGGACGCTGAAAGACTCATGCTACACGGATTTGAAGTGGGCAGTCAACCGGCTGAAGTGCGCCGTCTGGTGGGACTTTAAGGAGTCGCCGCTGGAGGCCACATACCGACCGACCGGGCAGAAGATATTCTTCCGTGGACTGGACGACCCTCTCAAGATAGCATCCATCTCGGTGCCCGTGGGGGCGCTCTGCTGGATGTGGCTCGAAGAAGCATACGAGGTCATGAAGGAGTCAGACTTCGACACCCTGGACGAGTCAATCCGAGGCGAGACGCCGGACGGCCTATTCAAGCAGATAACCTTAACCTTTAATCCCTGGAACGAGAGGCATTGGTTAAAGCGCCGCTTTTTTGATGCTCCGGACGCGGACACCCTCGCCATGACGACGAACTATCTCTGCAACGAGTGGCTCGACCAGGCCGACCTCGCGCTCTTCGAGAACATGAAGGAGAGAAACCCGCGCCGGTACAAGGTCGCCGGCCTCGGAGAGTGGGGCATCGTCGAGGGCGTCATCTATGAGAACTGGGAGGAGCGAGAGTACACACTCGCCGGCATCCGGGAGGAGCACAAGGATCTGCAGACCGTCTGCGGCCTCGACTTCGGCTACACCAACGACCCGAGCGCCTTCGTCATCGGTTTCCTGTCCCAGGCTGACAAGACACTCTATATCTGGGACGAGATATACAAGACCGGGCTGACCAACCCGGACATCGTGACGGAGATAACAGCAGCCGGCTACCGCAAGGAGACCATCACGGCAGACTCGGCAGAGCCCAAGAGCATCGCGGAGCTGCGGAGCCTGGGCCTGCGGGTGCGGCCTGCGGTCAAGGGCCCGGACAGCATCCGGCACGGCATCCAGTTCCTGCAGGGGTTCCGGATGGTCATCCACCCGCGCTGCGTGAACTTCGAGACAGAAATAAGCAACTACACATGGGCGACAGACCGCGCAGGGACGCGGCTGAACGTGCCTATTGACGAATTTAACCACTTGTTGGACGCATTGCGCTACGCCACCGAGAAGATGGCGGCCGGAGGCGTCCGGTACCACGGATACAAGGGAGGAATATAAGATGCCTATCATCGTACCTACCGGAACAATAATGACCGCAGACGTCCTGCGGGACTGCATAAAGAAGCACAAGGACGAGCTCGTCCACCTGAAGGAGCTCCAGGACGCATACGAGAACAAGTATCCGATATACGAAGCACCGAAGAAGGCGGACTGGAAGCCGGACAACCGGCTCAGTGCCAACTTTGCCAAGTATATCGTTGACACCATGACCGGCTTCTTCATGGGCATCCCTGTGAGCATCACATCCAGTGAGGATGCCGTGAAGGAATGGCTGCGGACATTTAACACACAGAACGGGCTCGAGGATGACCTGTCCGAAGTGGCCAAGAACACCAGTATTTTCGGGCGGTCTTACTATATGCTCTATCTGGACGAGGACACCGAGATCCGGAGCGTGCCGGTCAGCCCGATGCAGTCCTTCATGGTCTACGACGACTCCATCCTGAAGAGGCCGCTCTACTTTGTACGGTACTACAAGAACGCAGACGACAAGGAGGTCGGCAGCTTCTCAGACTCCCGCAGCGTGTACTACTTCACGGAGTCGGCGACCGGCTACCGCATCGAGGAGGAGCGCATCCACGGCTTCCGGGAGGTGCCCGCGGTTGAGTTCGTCGAGAATGAGGAGCAGATGAGCATCTTCGAGTCAGCGCTGGCCATGATTGACGAATACAACAAGGCACTGAGCGAGAAGGCGAACGACGTCGACTACTTCGGGGACGCCTACCTGAAAGTGCTCGGCGCCAAGCTGGACGAAGGCGAGCTGAGCGAGCTCCGCCGGAACCGGGTGATCAACTTTGAGGGCGACTTCGACAAGTTGCCCGAGGTGGCCTTCCTGGAGAAGCCGGAGGCCGACGGCACCCAGGAGCACCTGCTCGACCGTCTGGAACGGCTGATCTTCCTGACGTCAATGGTGGCCGACATCAATAATATTGAGTTCGGCACGGCGTCCGGCATCGCCATCAAATACCGCCTCTGGTCTATGGCATCACTTGCCAAGACGAAGGAGCGGAAGTTCACCCGGTCGCTGCAGCAGTTTTACAGAATCGCCTGCGGCTGCGTGGTGAGCCCCGTCCCGGAGGATTCCTGGATGACAATAGACTATATCTTCACGCTGAACTATCCGGCCAACCTCCTCGAGGAGACCGAGATCGCGAAGAACCTGGCGGGCATCGTCTCCAAGGAGACACAGATGGCCGTCCTCTCCGTCGTGGGCAATCCGGCGGACGAGCTGGAGAAGATGGAGGAAGAGGCCGCCCGGCAGCGCGACAGCATCTTCCCGCTGAGCGTCGAGTAAGGAGGTGAGGCTACGTGACCTCACTCGAGTACTGGAAAGAACGAGAGCGAGCAGCCGCGGAGGAGTACGCCGTCACGGATGAGCAGGCGCTCGCCCGGACGCGGGAAATTTACACCCGGCTGGTCGCCTCGATCGATGAGCGGATAAACGCTTTTTATGCGCGCTACGCCGCGTCAGAAGGCATCACCATGAACCTGGCGGAGATGGCCGTCTCTCAGTTCGATGTGAAGGCCTTCGAGGCCACAGCGGCCAAGCTCGTGGCCGACAGGGACTTTTCCGCGCAGGCCAACGCTCAGCTTAAAATCTATAACGCTACGATGCGGATCAACCGGTTGGAAATGCTGAAGGCCTACATCGGTCTCGACCTTCTGGAGACCGGGGACGACCTCGTGCAGCTCGACGAGCGATACCTCACCGAGCGCAGCCGGGCCGAGTTCGAGCGACAGGCCGGCATCCTCGGCGAGAGTATCCGGCACACCACCGACGACGTGAAGGCCATCGTCAACAGCAGCTTCTACAATGCGACCTTCTCCCAGCGCATCTGGGCGAATGTCAGCGAGCTGCAGAACGGCCTGTCGGAAATCATAACCAACGGAATCATCCAGGGCATCAACCCCAGGCAGATGACCGGGCGGCTGCGTGAGCGCTTCGCCGTTTCCGTGGCCGACGCTGAGCGCCTGCTCCGGACGGAGCTTGCCCGGGTGCAGACCGAGACCCAGCGCCAGAGCTTCGAGCGCATGGGCTTTCAGTCCTATGTGTTCATCTCTCTCGAGGGCCGCGCTTGCCCTGTCTGCGCGGCGCTGGATACCGGGGAACCGATACCGCTCGAGGACTTCATGCCGGGCGAGACGGCGCCGCCCATCCACCCGAACTGCAGGTGCAGCGTGGCAGCATGGATGGACAGGGAAGAGATGGAGCGCGAGCTCGGCTTCGCGCTGGATGAAGTAGAGGGGAGGAGCTGATGGCAGCCACATCACAAAAGCGGGAGACCTTCGAGGACTACGCGGGCTTCGTCGACAAGTTCAAGCCGAAGCTGACGACCGACGACTGCTACACCCCGCAGAACATCTACGACACCATCGCGGACTGGGTGGCTGAGGAATACCACGTAGACCAGGCGAACTTCATCCGGGTCTTCTGGCCCGGCGGCGACTACACGCACCCGGGGAATTACCACCCGGGCGACATCGTGGTCGACAATCCGCCCTTCTCGATTCTCTCTGAGATAATAAGATTCTACACTGAGCATGACATCCGGTTCTTCCTGTTCTGCCCGGCGCTGACCGCCCTGCGCCCTGACGTGGCGAAAGTGTGCGTCCTGGCGGCATCCGTCACCATCACCTACGAGAACGGCGCAGAGGTGCGGACGAGCTTCCTCACGAACCTCGACAGCTACGCCCTCCGGACGGTTCCAGAGCTCGGGCGGAGAGTTAAGGCCGTAAACGACGCGAACGTGAAGGCGACAAAAACCCAGATGCCGAAATACCAGTACCCCGACGAGCTGGTCACCGCGGCCTTCGCCGGGTGGCTGTCGAACCACGGCGAGGACTTCAACATCCGGAAGGAGGACTGCATCTTCGTCCGGTCTCTGGACTCACAACTCGAGGCCGGCAAGGCGATTTTCGGCGGAGGGCTATTACTTACCGAGCGAGCCGCCGCAGAGCGAGCCGCCGCAGAGCGAGCCGCCGCGACTAAATGGCCACTTAGCGACCGAGAGCGGCTGCTCCTTGCGGCTTTAAGCGAATTACAGAACTAAGCACCCACCCGGGGGCTTTTTTATGTCCAGACGTGGAAGACTTTAAAA